ATCATAAACATATTCACCTAATGCAACGTTTTCCTCAACAATGTTATCACCTATTAAGTCTCTACCTGTGTGTTCTCTTTCTACATAGCACATACCTACTTCTACGTCAAATAAGAACGTTTGAAGTACATCAATTTCATAAGATATCGATGTAGAATTTTCATTAACATAATCAACAGATGTAACAAAGGCGTAAAACCATTTAGGTTCAGAAGAATGTCCTGTGTTTTGAAAACACATATAATTACATTGATACAAATCATCTGCTAAAGCGTCAACTCTTAAAACTCCTTTAGCGTACCTTTGATATGACTGTGCGGTAAAAGACATTACGTGTAAACTTGCTCTACCAAAATAGTTTATCTGTTGTGCTTTTGTTGAGAATTGTATAGTATCATCATATGTGTTATTTAGTGGAACATTCTTTAAGAGATGTATCGTACTTGATGGAACAATATTCATCTATATCTCTCCTTTTATTGTACCTCAAGCGGGGCTCACAAGTCCCCGCCCTTGGTACACAGATCACACAATTACTGCTTGAAGAAGGTAACAGTATTACCTACAACAGCCTGAGTTACGTCGAATGCATCATTGATATAAACTGCGTCATACAGGTCGCACTCAACATCGGGCTTGAGGGACGGGTCATTGAAAATCAATGCACCGTAAGGATGTACAGCCACGCCGTATGTGGTGCAAGAATAGTTCTGAACGAACTTGTACTTGCTTCTGTACAAATCGGCGATAGTGCTGTTAGGCTCAAGGGTAACAGCAATCTTACCGTCTTCGGTCTCAACCTTGGAAGCAACAACGAACTTAAGTTCAACGGGTGTCTCGATAACATCAGATGCACTGTCGATGAATACAACAGCGTTACTGAAAGGTGATGTATCTACGGTCTTCCATACGTTGTAGAAGTAGTTCCAATAAACACCGGAAGAAACCTGCTTATCGGTCATCAAGGTTAAGTTATCATATACCTGGAACCATTCCTTATCGACGAGGATAGCCACAACACCCTTCATAAGTTCAAGTTCGTCCGCAGTAACCTCTTCAATCATATCACTGTTAGCGCGGATTTCATCGAACCTGTCATTGTCGAACTCTGTGAAACTGTCGATAAGTTTAAGGTGGCCACTGAAAGTAGCCTTATCCATGTTGAATGCAGAAGCAAGAACGTCAACATCGTAGTTAGCGTTAAACTGTGCATCCATAAAGATATACTGGTCTTCCTTAGAAGAGGTAGTATGTACACCTGTCTCGTTGTACTTGGTGTTCATAAATGTAAGGCTGTTGGATGTACCTCTGAAAGCCTTAGCCGCGTTCTTGATATCTGCGGTAACATTTACCGATACGGGGTACAACTTACCGTTGGCGATACCCTTGATAATGAGGTACTTGAAAAGAAGGTACTCATCGTACTCTGCCGCTGTCATAACAGCACCGATAATCTGAGCGATAAGGTCGGTCACACCATCCGCAGACTGAAATGCACGTCTTAAGTCTTCCTGCTGTATAGTAATAGGGTACTGTACGCGCCAGTTCATGAGGTGGAATGCTGACTTAACATCGGGTAACGAACGTTTAAATTCTCTTGACTCAGCTTTCTCCGCAGAGAACTCGCGAGCCTTGGTAATAGCAACGAACACTTCTTCAACGGTCTCACCGAACTCAAGGTAGCCCTTCTTCAGTTCCGCATAAGCGTTATTGAAGAGTGCAGACTTGATACGAACAAGTGCAATCTGATTAATTAATGCGGTTAAGAACTCGTTAGCGGCTACGGGGTAACCATATAACGCTTCACCAACCTTAGGAATGTCAAGGTCATCAGTAATAGCAGGTACATTCTGCTGATACTGTGCTGACGCATTTGCACGAATAGTATTGATGATATCAATGGAACGTGCATTTAAGTTTGAAACAGCAATACGTTTTGCCATCGTTTATCCCTCCTTGAATAAATCGGAGAACTCAAGTTTCTTCGGCTTCTCGTCATCAAGGTCTTCAGGTTCGTCGGGTTCCTGCTTGTCCTCTGACTTGAAAAATCTGTCGCGATACTTCTTTCTCCATTCTGCATCATTTTCTTCATATTTCTTCTTCCATGATGTGCTGTCTTTTGTTCTCTCTTCGTAGTCTCCTATTGTGTCACTTGCATCCTCTAAGAATTTCAATGCTTCATCGGAAGTGTTGTCCTTAAGCATTGTCTTAATAGAATCAAGGAACTGTTCCTTACCAAGAACTGCCATTATAGAACTCCTTTCTATGTAACTATCTCACCCTTATCATCTGATTTTTCTTAATAAGGTTAGGATTGGTTATGTCAGGATTTAGCGGTAAAAGTTCCTTATATGACTTGTACCCATACTTAAGTGCTATCTTAGTCAAGTTCTCACCTGGCTTCACTATATGGTACATTACTGAACCCTCAACCTTCTCATAATCAACCCAAGGGAGTTTCCCGTGTTTTGTCCACACGCGGTAGTTTCCCTTTTTATACTGTGAGAGATTACCTAAATAACTTAACTGTACATTGTTTGACCACTTAGGGGTACATTCAACAACCTGTCCACCGCCGATATAGATACCAATGTGACCTTTCATCCACACTACTTCACCTGCAATAATGTTATCAAAGTAAGTTGACACATCTTTGCAATGTGCAATCATACCATCTGCATTGTAGTCGGGTACATGGTCTGCACCGTAACTTATACCGTTAGTTTCCTTGTTTACTATTGTACCACCGTACTTGTGGTTTTTGTTACCGTTCCACCCACCAAGAATTGCCTTAATGAGACAAACACAGTCAAAACCAAAGGTGTCAGAAGATGCACTGTTTATCATCTTAGCACGTCCTCTGTTAAAGTCATTCTTTGTACTATAGCGTAACTTATTGGCTATCGTCATAGGCGCACCAAAGCAACCGTTAACGTATAGCGTTTTATAGTTCTGAACGATGTGTAATGCTTTAGTACAAAAATCGTTAACCTTAATCATCACTACCTCCGAGTTTATCTGCTAAATGTTGTAACACCAAAGTGTTCTTGTTGAGTGCGTCTGCGAACTTATCAGTTTCCTCCTTGTGTTCCTTCATTAGTTCCTTAAAGTCCTCACGGCTTCTATCATCCTTGTACTTTACGTACCACCCTAATAGTAAACACATGGCCGTTGGTAGTCCCAACTGTAAGATTGCTTCTAACACTGTACTGTACTCCACATTATCACCACCTTTCTATTAATATTATACCATTTTACTTGCAATTTGTCAACGGATGTGATATAATAATAGTGTACCAATAGTAAGGTTAACGGAGAAATAGTACATGAGTGAAAACCAACAATTCTATGACGGTACTAAGTTACTTTCATTAATGGATATCAATGGTGAAAAACCTGAGATATACGTGTGTACAACAAACCGTAACGGTGGTAAGACAACATATTTCAACCGTTATGTTACACGTAGGTTCTTGAATTATGGTGAGAAGTTCTGTATCATTTATCGGTACAATTATGAACTTGATGATGTTGCAGATAAATTCTTTAAAGATATTCAATTCTTGTTCTTTAAAGATTATCACATGATTCAAAGAAAGAAGTCCGATGGAGTGTACTCGGAACTGTGGATTGGTAAAGAAGCAGACGACTCAGATTTGAAGTGTTGCGGGTACGCTATTTCACTTAATAATGCCGACCAAATAAAGAAACTTAGTCACATGTTTAGTGACGTAGTCCGTATGATATTTGACGAATTTCAGTCGGAAACAAATCATTATTGTGATAACGAGGTTGGTAAGTTAATAAGTGTACACACGTCCATTGCACGTGGTCAGGGTGAACAAGTAAGATACGTACCTGTAATAATGATATCGAACACGGTTAGCCTTATCAACCCGTACTACGTTGAGTGGGATATCAGTACAAGGCTTAACAAGGATGTTAACTTCATGCGTTGCGATGGAATGGTAATAGAGAATGGCTTCATTGCAAGTGCATCAGAAGCACAGTTGAATAGCGGATTCAATAGAGCATTTAAGCGTAATAAGTATGTCGCTTATGCTTCACAATCTATTTACTTAAATGATAACATGTCTTTCATTGAGAAGCCGGAAGGATTTGGTAAGTATATGGCCACTATTAAGTATAACGATAGGGAATATGGTGTACGAGAATTTCGTGAGAGCGGTGTACTCTATTGTGATGACAGACCTGATAAGACCTATCCGTACAAGATTAGTGTTACCACCGATGACCATCAGATTAACTACGTTATGTTAAAACAGAATGACTTCTTTATTAAACACTTACGCTATTTCTTTGAAAAGGGTTGTTTCCGATTCAAGGACTTACGTAGTAAAGAAGCGTTGTTAAAGTGTATATCATATTGAGTATCTCCCTTGTTTAGTTCCACTCGGTAACGTTGTGGACACCACGGGTGGAATAGACCGCCACAACGGTGACAATCTTTGGTAGGTGCTTGTGGGCTATCAAGGGTAAAGATATTAGAAAAAGGGTAATCCGTTTGGACTACCCTTTTTTGCTACTTATTTGTGTGACTCATTTTGCTGTATATAGTTCTCAAGATTTGCGCGGAGATTTATATACTTTGTGGCTAACTCGGTATAATCGTGTACCAAGAGATTGTAACTCTTTTTAAGTCTTGAGTACTTGGTTAAGCCGTCTTCCTGCTCAGGAATGCAGACAGCACGGTACTTACAAAATAGACATTTAAGCATATTATTGTTCCTCCATATCAATACAATTAATGCCGCGAGTAGGCATAATCTTAAAACATAAATGGCCGTTGGGTTTATAATATTTTATCTCAACTGTTGGACAGTCACCGCATTCTCTAAAGTTAACCTCTTCCACGTTATCTATTATAACAGTTTCAGTACAATCATATTGTCTAAAATCTGTTTTATATATTCTGCATTTAAATCTCATTATAAACTCTCCCTTTCGTACAAACGTATTATGTCCTCGTTTATCTCAAAGTAATGATAAGTGTTAAAACCTGAACGCCAAATACGGTCACCCAATTTGAGTATTCCGATTTCAACCATTTCGGTTACTATAGGGCTAAAATTGTTAACACAAATATAGCATCCATTTTTCGGAATCTCGAAGCCGGGATTTGTAGTGAGCGAGCAATAGGGTTCACCACCTAACATGTTCAACTGTATCATCGTGTTTTGTGGGTAGGAATATGTGTGTCTCTGAACATACAGTTCTACCTCTTTGTTGTACATTAATACCTTAAATGTTTTCATCTATTTGTTCTCCTTTACTAATACACAGTTTACTGAGTTAACTAAATAAATTGTACCATCAGTACTCTTAATAGTTAACTGTTCGCCGTCCTCAGAATCTGACCAAGTATAAATATCAACTACGATAACTTCTTGGTTCGGCATTTTGATATAGGCTTTATCAAATGAGTAGTTAGTATCGACAAAATCATAACCATTATATGAACAACCTGTTAATAGTAACATTAAACATAAGATAACACTAATTTTCTTTCTCATTGTTGTCCTCCTTTTCAATCACGGTTTTTACACCAACTAAGTACCCAATTAGGTAGGCAAGAACTATAAATAATATAGCCACACCACAGTACACAAGCATTTCGCCCTTGGTTAACATTGTTAATCCTCCTTTTCTACATAAATATGAACTCTGAAATACTCATCTTCCTTGCCGTCCGAAAGGACTACCTTTGTCTCTTCTTTCATCTTTCATTTTCCTCCTTCTTACTTGATTGATGTACTCTAACATATCGTAACAGTTTTCTTCGATGCTGTCAAGTAGTTTCTCTTCATTTGTTGTATTCTTTGCTATCGAGTAGAGTTTACCTAAGTACGTTAAAATGATTTTATTTGTCGCATTCATATTCAATCTCTTTTCCGCAACAAGGACAAATTGTATAGCGTTGTGTGGTTACAATAAAATGTTCACAACTTGTTGCATACATCATTGCCCTTGCCCACCAAATCCATTTACATTTCATAGTTACCTCATTTCATAAGTTGTCGGCGTAAGAATTATTCCACCGTCAATTCTCTTTGGCATCAACTTCCCGGGAACCTTTAACCCTATTTTAAAGTCTGCTATTGTACGCTTATGTTTCAAAAACTCTCTTTCTTCCTTATTATAATCTTTCAAGTCTTCTTCGGTTAAATCATTAAAAGACTTAAGGAATAAGTTTTTACATCTTGTCGGCATACCTGCACACTTAACATTGTAATAAGGTTCTTCAATAGGCTCTAAATCTTCATGCGTTACATGTTCGATATAGGTTTTCTGCCTTGTGAAAATTCCTACGTCCCAACACGATTCAAGTTTCCAACAACAGAAGTTCGTTTCATGTACTTTAATTCCTTTTATCTCTTCAGGCTTTAAGTCACAATGAATTGAATCTGTATCGGCGTAAATAAAACCGCGTTTATTTGGGCCATAGTAGTTCTTCTGAGCCGCGCGAATTGTGAAGTTCCTTGCGTACGAGGTTATCGCACTTCCTATTGCAATAAATCCTGGCTTCTTTGCGTGTTCCTCTTGTATCGTATAATTGATAGCATTATCATCGTCAATGTACGCTATTTTAAAAGAAGAAACATCATTACTTGCGAGTTTTCCATACAAATTGTTAAGGAAAAGTTTTGCTAACTCTCGTAACGCACCTTTGGATACCATTTTAATCTTCTTGTACTTCTCTATGTACTCGTCAAACAATCCTGTTATAGTGGAGAAGTAGCAACCGTCGAGTATTTCAAAGTCCACTAATTCATAATGTTGTTTAATCAAATAGTAATCAGTTTCTGTTAACGTCAGTTCTACAATAGTATTACGAACGTTACCATCTAAATCTGTATACCATTGTGAGTACTCACCTGTACGAGGATTTAATACGTCTGTTGTTTCTAATGATTCCGTTCCACGGTACAATGGATTACCTTTTATTTGTATAAATGGTAAATAGTTCTTTCGGATATAGAAACGGGTTTTGATACGTACAAAGAAGAACCTATTAGGTTTCAATGCTTCATCAGGTATGTAATTACCATGCCAGAAACAAGGTGTACCATAAGGGTACTTGTTTCCGCTTTCTGATGACATCATTGACGGGTACAAAGAGTTTACATCCGCTGTAGTACCACCGTGTTTTAATTTATTTTCTTTCCCTTTTACTAAATAACACCAACCACCGCGATAACTTTTGCGAATGTATGCATCTGCATTTGGGTACTTGTAAATACTTGTATCTAGTTCGATATCTTGCAGGTTAGGAAACATTTTATTGTAATCTTGACGGTCAACAGTTTTCCTAAATTCGTCCATACAACACGAACCAATGGTTAACTTATTATGACCTTCTGCGTACAATACTTCGAGTGCTTCTTTAACAACTAATACGTCATTTGCAATGTACTCTTTTTCCTGCGGAGAGATGTAACAGTTTGCATATCTTAGTCCCTCATATTCCATAGAAAGTTTCTGATGTTTTGTCTTAAACGATTTACCTATTCTCTCTACTGAAAATGGCAATAGTTTCAAACTATCTCGCAATTCTATGTAATGATTATTGACTTTGATTGTAACCGTGTACCACATACCCTTGTCAGATATTGTGTACTCAAATGAGTTATTCTCCATGTCAACTTGTTTACGCCATGCTTTAATAACCTTGTTACCTTCTTTTATTTCATCCAAGGCCTGTTTAAAGTTCATCTTTTTAATAAGAAAATCTAACCAAAACGCACCGTCGAATTTCAAATTGTGAAAGTA